TACAGGAACTGCAACAGTAAGTGCTGATGATATAAAATTATACAGCAATACTATAACACAATCAATGCTAGACAATGGTGTTACATTAGATAGTCACGTAGATGTTGCAAACTGTGAAAGCACACAAGGTAATTGTGAATCTAAAGGCGGTGCAAATGATTCTCATACTACAACTGTAGTATTAAAAGATAATAGTGGTAATACACTTTCAACTGTGTCACAAACAAGAACAGAAGTTACAGGATTTCAAGGTAATTGTAATGGGTATCCAGGTTCATCGGGTGCAGTAGCCACAGCATGTGGTCAATACAATGATAGAATTATTTATCTAGGTGTAGGTGCAAACAATGTGGATTGGTCTTGGACTGGTACAGATAGCAATTATACTAATCAATCTAGGCAAGGGCCAAACTTGTTAGGTGCAAAGATGACAATGACCTACAATAGTGCGGAGTATAACCCTATTGATGATGAAGTAATAGAAGATATTGAAGATATTGTAGAAAACATACCAGATGATTTTGATTGGATAAACGAAGATATTACTGAGATACCAGATTTTTCTATACCAGAAGAAGAGTTTACTATACCTTTTGAAGAAGATTTTGCTTTTGATGATATATATATAGATGAACTACCTCCAATAGAAGAGTTTGATATGGAGGATTTTCAAGAAATGCCAGAGATAGAAATGGTATTTTTTGAAGAAGAATTTTCTGAACCGATAATGGTAACAGAAGAAATATTTACAGAAGAATTTGAGGAGGACTTTACTGAATTTTTAGAAGAGACTGGCATGGAAGAAGAGTTCATGGAGTTTCTTGAAGACGAAGGCATAACTGCTGAAGAATTTTTTGAAGAGATAACTGAGGAGGAGTTCAATGATGAACTTACTGAAGAATCTTTTGAAGAGTTTGAGGAACCATTGGAAGATATCTCAACGGAGGAAGAAAGCGTTCCAGAGATTGAGGAAAATGAAACAGAGACAGTGGAGGAAGTTACTGAGTCAGAACCAGTAGAAGAGGAAAAAGAAGTTGCAACAAACGAAACAACAGAAGAAGAAGAACCCAATAGCACAGAATCTGAGGACTCCGAAGTATCAACAGAAGATAGTGGAGAGCAAGAAGATATACAGTCGAAAGAAGTGGACACCAAAGACAGGGTTGCTACAGATGTTGCAAAGGTAGAAACAAAATTAAAAAAGAATTTAAAAGCGATAGCAAAACAAATAGCTAAAGTAACAAAAGAAACAACTCAAAACTTAACAAAAGAGGATTTATTTTTTAAGAACAATACTTTAGACGCCTACAATAAAACACAATTTTATAAATCAAAAGATATATACACAGACCAAAGTATGGCTTTATTTAATCAAATAGACCTAGGCGTCTATAATAAAGATATTTATAGTGGTGTGACTCTTGCAAGTTACACACAAAACGACCCTGTAGAAGTACATAAGGTACAACTACAAAAAGCACAGAGCAAAACTAATAGATTAAAATTAGAATTGGAGGCTATGAAGAATGAAAATAATTGAAAAACTTAGTACATATGCGGCACTGCTTGGAGTTATTGGTGCTATCGGTGGTGGTTTTTACACCTGGGGCCAGTTTAATTCAAGGCTTGACGCCATTGAAGCTACGCCTCCAGTAAATTTAAAACCGTTAAAAGAAAAAGATAAAGAGCTAGAAGCGAAGATTGATGATGCTTTACTATATGCAAACGAATACAAAGTAGATTTAATTGATAGAATTAAAAAGGTAGATGATAAAATACTACCTACAGATTTAACTTTAGTATTTAAAGAAATAGGTAAAGTAAAAGAACAAATAGCTATGCTCAATATACCAGACCCTGTAGAGTTAACACCTATCTATGAGATACTTACAGGTATAGAAAAAACTATAGCAATCTTGTCAAAAGAAAACGAAGTGCAAGATGCAGAGATAGAAGAAATAAAAATACAAAGTAGAAACCCATTAGGAGGATAGTATGCCACACGGTGGTTATCATGGTAATATAGTTGGATTAGGTCAATCTGGTACAACAGGTGGGCCTGCAGGTATGGGTAGTCCACCCCCAAAACCTAAAACTAGTACAACAGGAACAACTTCTGGGCCTGCAGGTATGGGCAGTCCACCTCCAAGTAACAACAACAATAATAATAACAACAATAACAATCAAGGCCCTGTTGGATTAGGTAGCCCACCTCCAAAACCTAAACCTAAACCTAAACCTAAACCAGAGCCCGACCCCGACCCAAAACCAGACGATAATAACAATAAAGACAAAAAAACAAGAATAGACGTACGTTTGAATACGCCTACCCGTGGTTTAATTAGATATTTTACTACACCTTTTACAGAAACTAAATTAGATAATAAATTTTTTAAACCAAATGAATTAAATTTTTTAAAAACAAATTTAAAAAATAGTATATTGCAAAATAAAAATTCAAACTCTGGACAATTTATTTATCCTCTTGAAAATGTATCAAGTAATATATTCTCAGCAGCTTTTAATCCAAAAAGCCCTGCAGAAGTTCAAGTATTTAATACTATTGGAAAAGCAGATTATAAGTATGACCCTCAAACAAATGAATATGTTATAGGTGGAAAAACTGGAGGGGGTAAATTTGATTTTGATGCAGAAAGAATTGCAAGAGGGTACTCTGGAAATCAGTTACTATCTGCACTTGCAAAATACACTACAAATTTTTTAAATAAAGGAGGAGATGTAGTAGAAGTTAGATTTCCTGCAAGTGAAATTACAGGAGAAACTAAAGTTGCATCTTTAATGGAGAAATAAACTAATGGCACTACCAAATATAGAAAACGTAACTAGTCAAATATTAAATGAATCTGTTCAAGAACAGCCTGTAGTTAATATGAAAGGAAATGTAACACGGCCAATGCTTGTAGCAGATTTGCTGAAAGCAATGCGTGATGTAAATTTTAGTCAGTTAATTAGTGAATATGGAAGTATGGCAGGAATAACAAGTAACGAAGAAAGGCCTATGACACAATCTTTAATGTCAGAAATGCCTAAAGTTCCTGCATCACCAAAAGATAGAGTAGATTCTGCAGAAAAAACTACAACTGCCCCAATAGTAGATGAAATTGATGAACCTATTAATGTACCAACACCCATGACAGATGCAAAAGAAAATGTAACTTTATCTCCAACAGGAACAGTTGATACAGGTTTAATGTCAGATACTACGCAACAGATTGCGTAAATCGTTATCAAATTTGTGAGAGTCTGCCTTGCAATGATTTACAATAGCAGATACTAAATGGGCATAGTAGTCATCACCTAGTTCTTCTTGAACTGCTTTTACAGGTAATGACTCATGTCTTGTAATTAAATTACCATCATTATTTATTGACACCACAGTACTGAACAATATTGCTTCTTTACTTGGTGTCATTTTTTTTGTCTGATTCTTTGACAAAAGTAGGATTTATTTTTGGGTCTAATTTTGGAAGTTTTGACAGTGCCGCAATAGCTTGTGCAACTTCACCATATGGTTTAGTAAATAAATATTTCATAATTTCATTTACTTGTTCTTGAGTAATTAAATAGTTATGCATTTCCTTTCTCCTTTTTAGAAGTTCTAAATTTTATTTCTCCTGCAATAGCACTATAAGCAGACATGTCTACATAAGTATCATCACTAACTTGACCAAGTTTAGTTCTGGCTACTTTTAATAATGCCATAAGTATTGCTACATCATGTGCATTTATTTCTATATCTAAATATGCTGACCATAATTTTGCAATGTTAGAATGATTATGTAGCTTATCTCCATAATCTTTTTGTCTGTCTCCTTCAACTAAGACATTTGCTTTAGACAAAAATTCTTTTGTTTTCATATTGTAACTAAATCCTTTATTGGAACTAAATATCCTTTTGATGTTAAGTTATCCCCTCCTGGTACAACTCTGTAGTCTTTACTAACTAGTCTTTTTAATCTTGATAAAGGTATGTGCACAGAAAATAAGTGCGTATCTTTTGCACTTACAATTTTAAATATCCATGTATTAGATTTACTTGTACGTATACCACTATCTTTACCTCTTGATTGGAACTCTACATAAACATTGCCTGTTCTATGTGCCATTCTATCTGTTTTTAATTCATATTTCTCAAGAGATTTCATTACCATCTTTTCATGCTTCTTTCCATACGATAAATCTTTTTCAAATTTAGTTATAGAAAAGTCACTCTTTCGTAGTTCTTTTATATCTTCACTTTTATTCTCTTTTATTTTTGTCTTTGTCAATTTAACCTCTTCTTTCGTTCTTCTAACATTTCAACTAAGTCTGCAACTAAATTTTGTTGTGGGTTAGATAGTGACTCTACACCTGCTTCAAATATTAAGTCTGGATTATCTAATGCTAATTTAACCATACCATGTGCTATTGTCAAAGCAATGCTATAATCGCTAGTAAGTGGTGGTATATTAGGTTCAGTTACAGCACAACTAAATCCTTTTTCTGATGGATAAATTGATATAGTTATCCTAGCTTCTCTATCTTCTCCGTTTTCTATCATACTTTTCCTATCATCTTTAAAAAATGTTCAGCATCTAGTATAGCTAGAGGTTGCTGTTTATTCATTTTAATTATTCCAATCGGTGT